ATGATGTGTATCGCAAAATTAATAAACTTAGAGGAGTGTCATCAAGTGCAAGTTATACTGCAAGTAAATATAAGGTAGCCGTCAGTGATGCCTCAGCTAGATGCTTTATAGACAAAGTATTTAAGAGCTTATATACATACTTTTATGTATTTAAAGAATTTGATTCTGAAGATCTAAGCGACTACAGCGTTTATTTTGTGGGGCCTCCAACAACATCGTTCTCGTTTCAAGGAACACTTTATGGTGGTGGTGGAGGTGGCAGTGGAGCTATTTCAGGCGATGGAGATAAGAATGCTTCTTATACGGTTACTGGTGGAAATGGCGCCGCTGGTACAAGTACAACCATAACCATTGGAACAGAGCAATATACTGCAGAAGGGGGAGATGGTGCTGTGGGGCCTTCAAAAAAGGTTGGAGGAAATCCAACGTTTGCAACGGCAGGGAATAATGGCTCTAATGGAAAGACGCTTGGTTTTTATATTGTTGTGTATGGTGGTGATAAGGTACACATTGATATAGTCGGACTCGGAGGCGGTGGTGGTGGAGCCTGTGTTGCATCAGCAGGTGGAACAACTGGTGGTGTTACATATACGGGCGGACACGCCTCTGGAACTGCTGGTGGAAATGCAACTATTGGCGCAAATGAATGGTCTGATGCTGACTATATTTTTGGCGGTGGTGGCGGCTGTGGAGCAAATTTACAAAGTTCAAATACAGGAGAACCGGGAGTGTCTGGCTCGTTGGGGCCTGCAACAGCCGTTTCTTCAAATAGTGTAACCATTTATGATGGCGATGATGGGGATTATTCTCAATCAGGTGGACGAGGCGGCTATTTATATACATATGAAGATTTAAACGATCAGCCTTATCAATCATCAACTCCTGGCTTGGGTGGAACAGGCGGTACAGCAAAAAACGCTACCGATGTTTATAACTTAGCCAACGGGGGTAATGGTGGAAATGCTGGAGGATTTGTTATAGACACAACTTGCGAGGCAGCATCAGCGTTATGCGTACGCAGCTAGGGAGATAATTATGGTAACTGATAGAGAAGAATTTAATAAGCAATTACAATTTGTTATTGACGACATTAAAGCAAGAGTGTGTGGTGGAGAGTCAACAAGTCCACCACATTTTCAAGCTTACAATATGGATAAAGATATAAGAGTTTACACTGCTAATTTCGATAAATGGATTCCTGGACTAATAGATTGTGGTGATTACTATAAAATAATGTATCCACGATTTGGTGATTGCCAAAAGGAATATATTGATAATTTTTGCTGGGTTATTGATGAAGATACGGTATTTTGTATTGAAAGACCATTTAAAAATAGGGTTGTCAGATTACTTCGTTGTTTATTGCCCGAACATGAGATTTCTACTATTAAAAATGATGTTATGATAGATGGACAAAAGATAGGCCCCACTTGCCAGGCAGGAGCAATACATAACTGGGGTGGAGAAGGCAATAAAGATTGGAGCAGTCTAATATATTGTCTAAGATGGTCTAATCCAGAAAAATTAGATGAAATCTTTGCAGATGAACCTAATCATCAAGAAAGAGTAAATACCAAAGGTGGAATAACTTCTCTTGATAAATTCTTAAATATATCAAGAAAAGATTTTATAACATTGTTAGAAAATTTTAAATAAAAGGTGTGTTTTATGAAGAAAATAGATTTTAAACAAATTAAACCATCGGTAATTGTTAGATGTGTTATGCAGGTTATTGCAATCATAAATCAAGCATTAGCAATATTAGGTAAAGGAACTCTTCCTTTTGCTGATAATGTTGTATACCAAGTGTTATCCGTTGTTCTTACGGCAACTGTTGGTATTTGGGCTGCGTGGAAGAATAATGACATAACAGTTGCAGCAAATATTGGTAGCGATATAATGCATGCAATTAAAGATGGTAAGGTGTCTGAAGAAGAAGCAAAAAAACTTCTTGATTCAGCCGATGATATGATAATAGATGATTAATATGAAAATAGGTTTACAGTTTTTGTAAGCCTATTTTTTTATTAATTTTAATATAATTTTAAATTTTCTTTTATTTTTTATTAAAAATTGTTATACTTGTACATATATTTGAACAAGTCGTATGTTATAATGATTATAGGGGAGATAATGAGTAAATCGAGAAAAACAATAATTTTATATATTTTAAAAATGTTACAAGAGGGTTCTTCAAAAGAAAATCCTATATCACAAATAACAATCTCTAAAACATTGTCGTTAATGGGACTTGATTGTGATAGAAGAACTGTTGCAAGCAATATTGATGCTCTTATAGAGTTTGGGTATAAAATCACAAAAATTAAAGGTGGAGGATGTTATTTGGATGAGTAAAACGGAAGAAAAAAACTTATATATTTCAAAAATCGTAGATTGTGGCATATATAAAATATATAGTGATAATGATTTTAAACCAGATTTGGACTTTCTAATTCCAAAGGTGTATGAAGGTAAAAAAGTCTCTGGCATAGGGAAGTATTCATTTATTTCTATAAGGTTTAATAATGTTTTTATTGAAGAAGGAATTTCATTTATTGATGAAAAAGCATTTACCAATTGTGAGATTAATAACATTTACATACCAAACTCAATTGAGAATATATCTGAGGACTCATTTAAAAATTCAAGGGTGTTAAATTATCATTTTCAAGAAGGTGTACTTGATGTTGACTTAAGTAGGTTGGAAATCAATATTGATTTAGATGAAGTTATTATCCACATTCCTAAAAGCGTAAACAAAATAAATTTGAGTGGAGATCAAAATGTTGTTTTTGAAATAGACAGAGATAATCCAAATTATAAATTTGAAAATGGTTGTTTAATTGATAAGAAAACAGATACAACAATTTATATTGCTCAATATTCAGCTGCATTTAGTGATTTTTTCAGCGAGTATACTTTTCCTACAACAAAATGTATTAATCTAGAAAATGATGAAATTTTCATTGCAGAAAAGATTATAATACCTGAAGGAGTCGAAGAAATTAAATCTTTAGGATTGTTGAAAACAAAAGAAAAAATAACAATTTCTTTTCCAAAATCATTAAAAAAGATACATAAACAAAGCGATTTAGATGTTTTTGAGTATAATTATATAGAAATAGATAACAACAAGAATTATATTTTATTTAATGGCGATTTGTTATATATAGGTGACTAAACTTTACAAAAGAGGGAATAAGATTGAAAAAATATGAAATAAAAGATGAAACATTCTATTATCAAAGTGGTAAATTCTATGATGAGAACTTTATAGAAGTTGACACGGCAACTAATAATAGAATTATAGATTATCTTGAAAAGAATAATATGTTAAATGTTTCGACAAACAAGAATAAGCACATTTATAAAAAAATTGATAACACAGGAAATGCTAGTTCTACAACATTAACAGAAGATAAAGTTAAATCAAGGATGCTTAGGCTCGAAGATTATGGTTTAGATGAAAGTATGCTAGAGGTACATAAGAAGGCAATAGAAAAATATGAAGCAAAAGAAAAAGAAGTTGCCTCACAAAACTATAGCATACAACAGGAGAGATGGAAGAAAGAAGGTTGGGCGATATTCATTGCTCTTGCAACTTTTTTTGCTTGCATGTTAATTGGTTATTTAATTTCACCAAATGAAGGGTTAATATTTGGTATTATAGGAATTGTTGTATCATTTTTTGTAACACGCTCTTACTATAATAATTCAATAAAACCACTAGCAGAGAAGAAAAAAGTAGACAAATATTCTTTTGTTTCAAAAGAATTGGATGAAAAAGTGAGTAGGTATAACTCTGACAAATTAAAATATGATGAAGAATTAAGAAGAACAACAAAAATCTTTTGGGAAAATCTTGATCCGTTTGAGTTTGAAGCTGAGGTGGCTAAATTCTTTAGGGCTTTAGGGGCGGGTGCACAAACTACTTCAAAAGTGAACGATGGTGGCTACGACGTAGTAGTTCATTATAACAATAAGAGATATGCCATTGAATGCAAACACCATGCTTCGCCTGTGGGCCCTGCCTATGTCGATAGACTTAGAGGCGTTGTTATTGGCAAATTTGACGGTGGTATATTTATATCTTTAAATGGCTACACGCAAGCAGCTATAGAAAGAAACAGAGAATCTAATAAACCAATGATTCTTTTATCAGTCGCACAATTAACGCAACTTGCAAAGAAAAAAAATCTAGATGATTTTTTAAACAAGTAAAAATCTGTTGATCAATTTAATTGTGGCTTAATACTAAACCCGTCGCAACGATGGGTTTTGTTATAGGGAGAAGTGATATGTATAAAATAGTTAACTTTGAAAAGGCAAAAAAGATGGGTATTTCTTGTGAACAATATATTGTTATGTTACACAACCAAGATCAATTTGATGATTTCATATCTTATTATGAAAAAAGGGGTTATACTCATAACCTAGTATATAATAACGGACTATTTCTAGTAAATGTACCAAGAAAAAGGGGAAACAAGCATTTAACAAGAACAGGTGGTGGCTTGTCTTTGTGGGGTTCGGTTTTTCGTGGAATTGGGCTTCTCTATGAGGATTATAAACAATTTATATCCGACAGAGAGGAAGAAGAACGTAATGAAACAATATAGCCACATACATACTAAATACTGTGATAAAGTTTAAAAATGATAGGATTTTTTTAAACAAAAATGTAATATATAAAATGAAACAAAAATTTAATTGGAATGAGTGTTCAATTATTATGGAAAATATATTTGATTATTTACACGCTGATCGATACTACATATAGCTGATACATTAAGAGACGAGTTAATTAACAAGACATTAAAAAGTGTTTTTCTCTAATAAAATAAGTCATTTAATAAAAAAGTAAGGAGGCATTTATGGCAGAAAAGGATAGAGTATATTTTGTTATTGATATGAAGTCCTTTTTTGCGTCTGTTGAATGTGTCGAAAGAGGATTAGATGCTATGACAACAAAACTTGTTGTAGCAGATGAAAGCAGAACAGATAAAACTATTTGTTTGGCTGTCTCACCAGCGATGAAAGCACTGGGAGTTAAAAATAGATGTAGACTATTTGAAATACCAAAAAATATTGATTATATTATTGCTCCACCGCGAATGAAAAAGTATATTGAATACGCTGCCAAAATTTATGGATTATATTTAAAATATATATCAAAAACGGATATTCATGTTTACTCTATAGACGAGTGCATTTTGGATGTAACTGATTATCTGAAAATTTATAAACTAAAAGCCAAAGAGTTCGCACTTAAACTAATGACGGAAATTAATGATTCGTTTGGCATACCATCAAGTGCCGGTATCGGAACAAATATGTATTTGGCAAAGATTGCATTAGATATAACTGCAAAACATTCGCCAGACAGAATTGGTTGGCTTACAGAAGAAAAATACATTAGAACATTATGGAATCATCAACCACTATCTGATTTCTGGCAAATATCAACAGGAACTATAGATAGGCTTGCAAAACATGGAATTTATGATATGGAAGGCATTGCAAAATGCAAAGAAGATATATTGTATAAAGAATTTGGAATAAATGCAGAATTGCTGATTGATCACGCTTGGGGCAAAGAAACTTGTTTAATGTCAGATATTAAGTCATATAAAGCAAAATCAAAATCAATTTCATCATCTCAAATATTGCCTTGTAATTATAATTATGATGATGCCAAGATAGTAATGCGTGAAATGGTTCAAAATGGTTGTTATGACTTGGCAAGGCAGCATTATTCTACCAGCTTGTTGCATCTAATTATTGGCTATGGAGATGATAGAACCTTTGCGAAGGGAACATCAAGGATGAGTGTAACAACCAATCTATATACAATTATTAGCGAATATGCTGATAAGTTGTTTGATAAGATTGTTGATAAAACCAAACCCATAAGAAGAATTGGCTATGATTTTTCAGAGCTTGTATCTGATGAACTAGAACAATATGATTTTTTCACTGATTTAGAAAAAGTAGGAAAAGAGAAAAAACTTGTAAATAGTGTTTTAGGCATTCAAGACAAATTTGGTAAAAATGCAATACTTAAGGGTATTGACTTAAATGAGAAAGCAACGCAAAGAGAAAGAAATAATTCAATAGGAGGGCATAGAAGTGGAGAGGAGTAAAATGTCTAGGCAGATGAGAGCAAAACAATTTTCACCATTTGATGCCCTTAAAGGATTGCAAGAAGCATTAAAAATGGAAGAATATAAGCACGAGAGGAGCGAAAAAGGCGATATTTCGCAAGAAAAAATAGAGGAAATATCAAAAACACTTTTTGAAATAGAAAAAGGCGATCTTGTAGAAATAACATATTTTTCCGATGGTTATTATAAAACACAAAAAGGACAATCAAAAGTTGATATTATCGAACAGAAAATAAAAGTAGGTAATACAACAATAGTGTTTGACGACATAATTGAACTTGAGAAGTTAGTATAAGGTTAGTAATTATAAAAATAGTGAAATTATAAAATTTCATTATTTTTTTAAAATTAATACCTAAATTTTAAAACGTATGGTATACTTATTGTTGTTATAAAAGGATGAAAGCAAATGAAAAAGAAAATTAATATCATTTCTATAATATCAATGTTTATATGTGCTTGTTTTATGCTATCAGGCTGTTTTTTCTCTGTTACTGAAAAAAGAATGGGCATGAGACTTGGAAATTTGAAAAGTTGTGTTAATGGTATTACATTAAAAATTGAAACATGTGAGAATTGCACCTTTTCAAATCCAGAGACTCCAGAAGATTATTATCATGTAATTGCGAAGTTTTCTATTAGTAATAACACAAATACAAATCTATTACTTAATATTGGTGAAAATTTTACAGCAAAGTATAACAATCAAGACATTTTAGAGGCGGAAAATGTTTCAACTAAATATGAGTTGGAATCTATTTCAACTATAGCCGCAAATAGTGTCGAGGAATTTGAAGTGGGATATTTGCTTCCAAAAGACTGGATTCAGTTTGAGGTGAAATATTCGCCTAACGAACAAACTGATATTGAGTTAATTGTAGCAGATGATGTAATGGATATTGAAATTAAAAGCCAAAGTATGATGCCTCTTTTTGGAGCGGGTGATGTAGTTAGAATAATAATAAATAATGAGCACCAAACATTATTCGAGGAAGGCGATGTTGTTGCGTTCTATTCCCCAGATAATAAAATTTGGGTTCACAGAATTGTTGATTTTGAGTTTAGAGATGACCATTTCTATTATACAACAAAGGGTGATATGAATTCTAACAACGATCCATTTCAAGTTATTGATGAAGATATAATCGGTTATTATATTGAGAACTGAGTTTAAGGAGATTAAAGTATGCCTAGAAGCGCAAATCCAATGACGGCAGAAGAAAGATATGATATGCTTAAATATGCCGAAGAATATGGTATAAAAAATGCCGTAACAAAATATAAGTGCACGGAACAAACCATATATAGATGGAAAAGGAAATTCAATGGAACGATAGAGAGCCTAAAAGACGGCTCTAGTAGACCATTGACTCCACATCCAAATGCACTAACTGATGAAGAAATTTCTGCTATAAAAGAGAATGTGCAGCAAAATCCTTATATAACAGACGGTGAGTTGGTTAAAATATTAGGGACTGGGCGTAATAGAACAGTTATACGAAAATATAGGGATAGATTATTTGGCAAGCAAGAATTTGCCCCTAAGTCAGAAGTTCGAACAATGTTCAATTTAACAGCAGTAGAAGAATTAAATAAAAAAGATATAGTCTGTGATGATGAATACGAGTCTGCTTACTTAATTGAAATCAATGATTCTGGTATTTATATTGGAAAAGATCGCAATAACGGATATCCAGCATATTTGACTATTTACTATGCAATGGCAATGAAATTTAAAACACATAAAGAAGCACAAGAATTTTTAGCATCAATTGAAAATTCGAGCAAATATAAATTAACAATAAAAGAAATTAAAAAATAATAAAATAAACAGTAAACAGATTTGAGGTTATAATAATAAATTATAACCTCTTTTCTATGGGCGGTTGCATGCATACTTGGGTTTATGCTATACTCCTTCTATGAAAATACTAAGCTGGAACGTTAATGGATTGGTGGCGTGCATAAAAAAAGGTTTTTTTGAAAATATTCGCGATTTAAGAGTGGATGTTATTTGCTTACAAGAAACAAAATTAAGCAAGGAAATTGATATTGATTTACCTTTTCACAAATATTGGAATTTTGCAGATAAAAATGGATATTCTGGAACGGCAATATTTAGTAGATATGCGCCATTGTCTGTGGAATATGATTTTGGAGATTCTGATTGTGATAAGGAAGGAAGAGTTATTACTCTTGAATATAAAAATTTTTATTTAGTCAATGTTTATGTTCCCAATCCGCAAGCTAGGCTTGAAAGAAGCTTTTACCGTAGTGAATTTGATATTAGATTTATAAACTACATAAAAGAATTACAAATAAAAAAGCCAGTTATCATTTGTGGTGATTTCAATGTGGCATATGAAGAAATAGATATTTATCCAGAACATGATGAAAAAGATACAATGGCTATTGGATTTACATCTCAAGAAAGAGATAATTTTAAAAATATTTTAGATTTGGGATTTCTGGATATATATAGAACAAACTATCCTGATAGACAAACATACTCATGGTGGTCTAATCGAGGCAATAAAAGATTTGAGGATAAAGGATTAAGGATAGATTATTTTTTAATATCAGAAAACCTAAAAAATTTTGTCTCACACATTAAATATGTAACTAGATGTTATGGCTCAGATCATTGTCCTATGGTTTTGGATATAAACAATAAGGCGTTAGAAATTGATAATATTACAGATGAAGAACTTGCGGAAATGTGGGATAACTTTGATTGGGAGAATGCAGAAAAAGATTTGTTGGATATGCAACAAAAACTCACCAAAGCGGCATTTACTTCAAATCACGAGAGGATAATTATCTTACAAAAAAGAATTGTTTGTTCGTTAAATGCAAAGGCTTTAGCTGTTAGGTGTGCAACAAACAACAATCCCACTCCAGGAATAGATAATATAACTTGGAATTCTTCTAGTGATAAAATGCGAGGTGCGTTAAGTTTATCGTCAAAAGATTATAAGGCACAGCCGTGTAGGAATTTGGTAGTAAAAAATAAACATAGTGATAGGGAAAGGCAGGTTAGTGTTCCAACTATTTATGATCGATGTATGCAAATTTTATATGCTTATTCCTTAAATCCTGTGGCCGAGGCGGAAGGTGAAAGAAAATCGTTTGCATTTAGAAAAGGCCGCTCGCTGCAAGACGCACATTCGTATATAATGAAAATGCTAAATGGAGTTAATTGTCCAGAATACATTTTAGTTGCTGATGTCAAATCATATTATAATACATTGAGCCATCAATGGCTTTTAGAGAATATCCCTATGGATAAGCACGTGTTAAGAGAATTTTTATCGGCAGGATTTATTTTTGCAGGAGAATTATTTCCAACTGAACTTGGAATATCTCTGGGTTCAAGCATATCGCCAATTTTAGCAAACATGGCGCTAGATGGTATGCAGGATTATTTGTTTGAAAAGGTTTATGGAAAATATCAACCCGATTATGAAAATGGCAATCTATTAAGATTTGCAGATGATATTATTGTCACAGCCAAAAGCCACGAGTTTGCAGACAAATTCAAATCTATTATTGAAGAATTTTTAACACCTCGAGGGCTTAAATTATCTCCAGAAAAAACGAAAATAATTGATGTAAAAGATGGCTTTGAATTTTTATCTAGGCATTATATAAAAAGAAATGGCGTTATTGTTGCAACGCCATCAAAGAAGGCTGTAAATAGATTCGCATTAGATATTAAGGATTACATAGATAATTTTAAAGGTTCTCAACAATCCTTAATTCTTGGCATAAATAAAAAACTACAAGGCTTTGCTACTTACCATAGAGTTACCGACTGCACAGAAGCGTTTCATTATTTAGACATGGCGATAAATGCATATCTATTAGAATTGTGTCAAAAAAAGCATCCTAGGACAAATCAAAAGAATTTGATACAGAAGTATTGGTACAAGGATGCAAAAGGTGATTTTATTTACGCACTACCAAACAAGATAGAATGTCAAGTTATGAAATTATCAAACATTTCAGCAGTAAACCATTTAAAAATACGAACAGGAGCTAACCCGTATCTAGAAAAGGATTATTTTGAGGAGAGAGAATCACAGCGAGACTTACATAACTTAAATGGAAGATTTAAAAACATCTATGATAGACAAGAAGGAAGATGCTATTATTGCGGACAGCAGATTTTGGCAGATCAAGATAAAAAAATTATTCAAATAAATCCATCCAAAGGGAATGGTATTGCAAATTCTGCATTGGTGCATTCATTCTGCTTAGAAGAAAATTATGCAAGGGCAAATACAAAGGAAGAGATATCTACAAATGGAGATCTTATAAATGTATTAGAGAGGCTATATGATAACCAAAAAGAAAAGGTTGTTTTTAAACCATATGAGCTTTTAAATGATTATTTCTTTAATTTGGAAGATAATTTTCATACATTAAAGTTTGAAGAAATTGAAAAAATTATGAAAACTTCTTTATGTCAATCGGCTTACAAATATAAATCCTATTGGCAAAGCAAAAATGAGGGAATGATAGCTCATTGCTGGTTAAATAATGGATATGTAATTCAAAATATACATTTAGACAAAAAATACATAGTTTTCAGAAAAGACGATTCAAACATTAGTAAATTAAATATACCACAAGTCTTTTTAACTAAAAAAATACCAATAAACGCAAAATATGAAATAGAAAATTATTTGGAACACATAAAACACAAGTACGGATTGTAAGGATAATATTAAAGAAAATATGTATGTAACCGCCGATTAAAAATTTTGTTATTTGGTAAAATAATATGTATGAAGTCAATAGAAGCGGTGAAGATTAGGTTGAAACAACTAATCAAGGACAAAAAAGAAAATTATAATTCATTATGTGTGAAAAGCTGTTTGTCTCCATCAACATTAAAAACAATTTTTTACAAAGATGTGGAGAGCGTAAAGCTTACAACTATTTCTCTTTTATGTTCTGGACTCGGGATTACTTTGCAAGAATTTTTTAGCGATGATATTTTTAAAGATATAGACGATATAGAATAAAAAATAGCACAATAAAAAAATTGTGTTATTTTTTTTGAAAAAAATAGGCGGTTACATATATATTTGTGCTATACTATATAAGTAGACACAAAGGAGAATATTGTGCAGGCACTTAAAATAGTTAGGGCAGACAATTTAAACAACATAGAATTAGGTGGATTTGTAGACAGTACAAATACTATTTTTATCACGGCTACAAAAAGCATGAAGTATTCCTTAAATGATAAATTGAATGTTTTAGATGCAGGAGAACTATATTCTAAACTTCTAAATGCAACAAAAGAAAAAGAATGCTTGAAAGAAAGCGAAATGAAATACATATTGTTCAAGACGATTTCTTCTATTGAAAATTCTGACTCAATAAAATCTGCATTATTAAACTCCGTTGATGAAGTATATAGTTTATTTAGCAGACTATTGATAAGTGGAATTGATGATACCAAAATAGATATTAACAACATATCAAATAACCAACTTAAATCTAGTTACATACTTTTTGACTTGTATAATAAATTCTTAAAGGAACTAGAAAGTCAAAATAAACAAACATTCCATCTTGCATTAAAAAAATCCATGCAGGAGTTTTTTGCTTGCTATGAAAAAGTTGTATTTGTTGGATTTACTTTTTTAAATGATATTCAAAACCAATACTTTGAATATTTGATTAAGGAGAACAAACTATCAACGATTATAATAAACAATGATAAGTTTTTAATTGAAGAGTGGTTAAAGCCTTTACTGGCAAAGCATAATGTTGCTTTTGAATGTATTGAAGTAAACAATGATGTTGATAACTTGTTTAATAATTTAAGAGATAGTTTATTTACAAAAAGTAAGGTTAAATCTGATTACTCTAATGCAATAGAGTTTATAGATAATTTTCCAACAAGAGAGATGGAATTAGGGTTCATAGTTGATAGCATAAGCAACGAATTAAGAGAGTATTCAACTAGGCAAGAGATTGTTAGCAAGGTCAAAGATTTTGCCATTGTAATGACGCACAAGTTTTCAAAGCACGCTTTAATTCTTAATGAACTTTTTAAACGAAAAGGTGTGTTTATAAGCAAAGATGATAAGATATATTATTCTTTAGATGAGTATTTAGAAACTGCTACAAACACCAATAAGCAACAATTAATTGATGAGTTCAGTTCTTTTGATAGATTAGAGGTTTACACTCAACCCAAGAGATTCTTTAACTCGCGAATTGGTAGAGTTGTGGATGTATTATATAAAATATCTTGGAACGGCATAAATGTTGAAGATTTTTCAACATTACTAAACATAAACATATTTTTTAAAGAAATTAAGCAAAACGATGTTGTTAGTTCGTTTGATTACATTGAATGTTTTTTTGAAGAATTAGAATCTATCACGCAGTGGCAAGATAAGATTAAAGAGCTGAAACAAATTAAAGCAACATCGCTTAATGATGATGTTTTTGCTTCGCACCCATTAAAGAGCATAAGTTCACAATCGCTAGAATATATTGAAGACTATATTCAATTTATTTCAAATATAGTGAATGCCATTAAAACTTGTACAGGCGGTATTAGAAAACATATATCAGCTTTATACAATGCATTAAAAAATGAACCACTAGATGAGGAATTAGAAAAAGAGTTTTTGGCTGAGTTTAATGAAATATTAAGTGTATCAGATGATGGTTTTGATATAGATCAAGAATATTTTGCTAGGAACTTTAGAAGTTTAATAGCAGAGTATACTGAAGTTAAAAAATGCAAAAACAATAACATCTTAGTGCATGCAATAAATTTAGAAAGCATTAGCTCATATAAGACAGTATTTGTGCCAATGTTTGAAAACAATAAATATCCATTAAAGTTAGCAAACAGATTCCCATTAAATAGTTCTGTTATAGAAATATTAAAAGACAATGTAGATGGCTATTCTTTGCCATTAAATTTACTTGAAGACTATAATCTAAATTTATCTAATTTTACATTTACAAACTTGTTTAGAATTGCAAAAGAAAAGGTTGTATTTACAAAAATAAAGAGTGAAGATGTGACTCCGTTGGACTGGTCAATCTTTGCTAAGGATATAATGAAAAAATGTAAAATTGTTCCTACAAATTATGAAACAGTAAGCAGTGAAAACTTTGAGAACGAACAATTTATTTTTGTAAAAGAATCAAAAGACATAAAACAAAATATAAACGAATTGTTGCAATTTTTTGTTTGTCCAAAGATGTATTATTACGCATTAAACAATCCCGCTTTGAACACATATAATGATAAATTTTTAATTACATTTTATTGCAAATCACTAATATATAATTTAACATTGAAAAAATTAGCAAATGGAAAAATTTATAATAAATTAACAATTTTTGATGATTTTTATGCATTTTTTAATGAAATTTGCGAAAAAACATTTAATTTATTGCCAATTTTTAATAATGTAAATAAAAATGATATTGTTTTTTCTTCCAAAACTGCGTTATTAAATTTCTTAAATAATAAAATTTTAACAGGACGATATTCCGCTAAACATGACTTTACTTTAACTCTAGGTGAAGGTAAAAGAATTGAACATAATGGCTCGATTATTACAACATGGCCGACTTTAATTTTGACAGATGTGAAGACAAATTCAAAAACAGAATTTGATATATCTAAGAGTTTAGATATTCCTATTTCTTCATCTGGAGGAACAATTACGGAAGAGGAGCATTTTTCTGACATTGTTGAAGAATTATATTGTTCAAATCAGTTCCTAGATAGAGCCTATTCTTTGAACTATTTAAGCTTTAAGGTTAATACTCAACTTAGCTCCCAAAAATTTGTAAATGATGGAATTAAGAGAGTCAATTCTATAATTGATACTTTGAAGAATTCTGACAATACAAATCTTGTTGGAAATAAGTCATCTTACTGCAGTTTTTGTAAGTTTAAACATATTTGCTTAGGAGGGGTAGACAATGAATAATTTTGAAACAATTGTAAAAAGTCAAACCTATCCTGCAATTATAATTGCAAATGCTGGAACAGGGAAGACAGAACTAATAGCTCGCAAAATTGAACATCTAGTATTAAACAAAGATGTTGATCTTGATAAAATTGTATTTATTACATTTACTAATAAAGCAACACATGAAGCTATAGAGAGAATTACAAACAAAGTACATAATTCTTGGTTTGAAGGAAAGTTAAATGTTAGAAAACAGCTCAACAAACTGAGCAATTCTAAAATTTCAACAATTCACTCTTTCTGTGATGAACTATTAAGAGAATATGGGGTAGAGATAGGATTAAGCCCAACGTTTAACATTTCAAGTTTGTCACTAGAAAAAGATGCCTTAATAAATGCTATTTTAGAGGAAAATTTTGATCAGGAAGTATTCAATGTTTTGCCAATGTATAAGATTGGTAAGATTTTAAAGAAATTAGAAGAGTCCGCTAGTGATAAGGGTTTAGATTTTGTCTTAAAAGAATATAAAGAAGAATCATACTGGGACAAACTACGAAATTATTTTTATAAGATTTATCCAATTTATAAAAAGAGACTAGAAGATTTAAAACTAGAACAGAACACTATTACAACCAACGATTTGATTAGTTATACTGTTAAATTGTTGGACATACCACAAGTAAAAAAAGTTATAAAACAAGAGGTTGAATATCTATTTTTAGATGAAGCACAAGACATTAATTTTGACCAATCAAGACTAATGATAAAATTGATAGAAATCGGCATTAAAGTTTTTGTTGTTGGCGATGAAAAGCAATCAATATATTCCTTCCGTGGAAGTGAAATAAATGCTTTTAGAGAACTGAAATCTTATATCATAGAAAATAACGGAGTTGAATACACATTAACAGAGAATTACAGAACAGATAAAAACATTTTATTGCGCTTAAACACTCTTTTCTCTAAGCAATTTAAGTATAAAAAGAAACCATTGAGTTTTAATTACATTCCTTTTGATGTTAAAGGCAAAGTTAAAAATACTGAAAATATTGCAATTGAATATAACAAAAGTATTGCGGAGATTGTAAGCGAAGTTATTTCTCAGGGTTATAAATTTAACGATATTGCTATTCTTTGTAGAACAAACAAGGAAGTTTTAAATGTAAATAGGGTTTTAACAAATGCAAATTTTGCTACGGAGTTGTATTTAAAAAAGAATTTATACAAGTCAAAAGCGGTATTAGACTTATACAAATTGCTTTGTTGTGTAAACAATGGTGAACTACAAAAGCAGGAATTATTTTATACAGATTATTATGTTGCTGCAAGAAATAATAAATTTTCTGACAATGCCTTCTATGCCTTAATTGATAAGGGATTGATGACTTTTAAAAATTTTGGAATTATAAATTTCTTGTCACTGATTATTGAAAATACGAAAATCGTGTGTTATTATAAAAATAACAACGACGAGCAAGCGATTATAAACCTACAACGAATTTTGGAAATTATCCGTGATTTACAAAATGATGGTATGACTGATATGGAAATAATAAAATTCCTAAAAGTTATGATTGTCACAGGGCAAGAAGAGAACCAACCGCAGATAGAAAAAGAGAATGCAATAACGGTGAGTACCATTCATACTTTTAAGGGGCTTGACAAGCGTGTTATAATAGTTAATGAAATCGATAACAATTTGAATAAACATCATTTTGCCGACTTTCATTATCTAGGAGATTTGGGTTTCAATCAAAACAATTTAGTTATAAATGATGAATTGCCTGAAGATGGTTTGTTTGTTAAAGCAAAGCAAGAAAACCTTATACGCAACTTAGAAGAAGAAATCAGAATTCTTTATGTTGCACTTACAAGAGCAAAAGAAAAAATCATTTTACATTCTAAAAAAACATTAGATAAAGTAAAATATCAAATCTCTAAAAATAAAGAATATGTCTCGTATTTGAAGTGGATATTTAGCCTCTAATCAAATCGAATAAACATAAGCACTTAACATTTTTTTGGTTGAGTGCTTTTTTGTCGCATTGAAAGGAGGTAAAAGTATGTGGAACAAAGAAGCAAACAAAGAAATTAAAACAGTCGCATATTGGTGTAATCATTGTAAGGTGCCAATAATTAGAGCTAAAAGCGAAAGAGAAACTTGCCCAATTTGTGGCAGAAGAATAAAGTTTTTATCTAACACTTTAAGACCAGTATTTCCAGCAGAGGAGCGACTTGTGGAATTGCTGGCAAACGTTGAATTAAAAGATAAAATTGTTTGGAAGGGCAAAAGCACTTATTATGTAGATGGCAGGAGCTTAAGAATTACCAATATGGCAAAAGTTAATGCCGATGATAATTTTTTAAGAAAGCAACTGCTAAACAAATCCTTTGATGATTCAAAATTTAAGAAAAACATTCAGTTGTTTATTGAAGCAAATAAAGAACATTTGGAGTATATAACAAACGAAGCAATAGAATTTGTACAAAGTGAAAGCAGTAAGTACGATATTAGAAATACAATGGTTTCTTTTAGCGGTGGAAAGGATAGCACGGTTGTTTCTGATTTGGTTTGCAGAGCCTTACCAAATGAAAAGATTATTCACTTGTTTGGTGATACTACGTTGGAAGTTAAAACAACATACGATTATATTGAAAGGCTAAAGAAAAACCCGCAGATTGAAATGCACGTTGCAAGGAACAATGATAATAATTTTCTTGAAATGTCTAAAAAGATAGGCCCTCCAACAATGGCTGGCAGATGGTGTTGTTATATGTTTAAAACGGGAGCCATAAACAGAAAAATGAATGAAATTTTTAATGGAAAAGTTTTAACATTTTATGGTGTAAGAAGAAGTGAGAGTGCAAAGAGGGCTAACTATAACAGAATTGAAGAAAAAACAGAGAGTGTAAAAATTGCAAATCAGAGAAGTAGTGCAGTTATATTATACTGGAATGATTTGGATGTTTGGCTTTACATTTTAGCAAACAAAATTGATTTTAATGAAAGTTATAAGTATGGATATAACAGGGTTGGGTGCTATTGTTGCCCTAATGCCACAATAACATCCGAACTTATGGAAAGAATTTACAATCACAAAGCCTTCTATAAATGGACGGACTATATAAGAGAATTTGGTAAACAGGCAGGGAAAACAGATTTAGATGATTATGTAAAACTCGGTAGATGGAAAATGAGAAATGGCGGAACAGGTGTAAAACAAGCTGAAATTGTCAAACTAAAATCAACAGATTGCACGGCAGAAGAAAATGGCAAGATATATGAACTGCGCAAGGATATAACACCAGAATTCTATGATTTATTTATTCCTTTTGGATATTTGCAAACGGGTAGGAAAGAAATTGATGAAATGCTGGTTTTGCAGCCAAGAACAATGGTTCCTATTGTTTCTATTCAACCTTTAGGGAAAAGAAAGGTTAAACTTGTAACAATTAATGCACAATATCCAAAAGCATTACATAAGAAACTTGCTTATCAGATTGTAAAGTATAACGCATGTAATCAGTGCTTAAAGTGTGAGAGTTTGTGCAGATTTGGAGCAATAGAATGTAAGCCAGATGGTTATCGTATAAACGATGATAAATGTAAAAGGTGCCAAAGCTGCGTTAATCCAAAATATTTAAGTGGCGGTTGTTTAATGTGCCGATACTTAAGGACAAAGAAGGAGGAAGCATGATAGCTTATTTTGACTATGCAGCAACTTCTTTCAGAAAACCGAGATGTGTTTATAAGGCATTAAAGTTATATAGAAAATATGGCGTAAGTGTTGGTAGAGGTAAAAATAAACATACAAATTTTTGCAATAACATTATTGATCATACAAGGCAAATGTTAAAGGACTTAGTGAAGGCTGACAATAGTTATCAAACGATTTTTCAACCATCTGCAACATATGCTTTAAACTTGATTATTAAGGGCATAGACTACAAAAATATTCAGAATGTATATATTTCCAAATACGAACACAACTCTGTTACAAGGCCTTTATTTGACCTTCAGAAAGTACATAAATTTAATGTTATTTATCTTGAGGATGATTATTGCTGTCAATTTGAGAAAAACAAGCCAGATCTAGTAATTATGTCCCATATTACAAACACATTTGGAATTATTCAGGATTTTGAAAATGTTCTCAAGATGGCAAAAAAATATAAGGCCATTACTGTACTAGATATGTCCCAAAGTTTTGGTCTTATAGAAACAAATATTACAAATGCAAATGTTGATGCTGCAGTCTTTGCTGGGCATAAAACATTGTATGGTTTTAGTGGTATAGGCGGTGCAGTAATTAAAAACTCTTTAAAACTTAATGATACAATACAGGGCGGAACAGGTATAGAATCGGCACTTCAAACAATGCCTAAACAACGGCCAATAAGGTTTGAACCAGGAACACAGAACATTCTGGGAATATTCAGCTTGTATTATTCCTGTAAGTATCTTTTAAAACTCTCGTATAACAATATTAAAAGGATAGAACAAAAGAACTTTAATCGCCTCAAACAAATATTAAGCAAACATCCAATTTTAGAAATAATAGAGCCAAAAGGGAAATGTTCAACTATTATTGCTTGCAGAATCAAAAACTATTCTCCCGAAAATTTTGCAGAATATTTTAGCAAAAATGGAATCGCTATAAGAACGGGGTTGCAATGTGCGCCAAATGCTCACAAGGTTTTTGCAACATTTCCATCGGGAACAATAAGGTTTAGTGTGGGATTGTTTAGCAAATGGTATGAATTTGTTAAGTTAAATAGGGTTTTAAAAATTTTGGAGAAAAAATTGAGAAAATCATAACAATCTTAAAATAAATATGCTATACTAATTAAAAATAAAACAAACAAAATTTTGCTACAAATTTTAAGGAGAATAGTATGGCGGCAAAGAAACACAATTCATTAACACCAGAGGAGAGATATGATATGCTTAAGTATGCAGAAAGGTATGGTGTAAGGAGAACTCTGGAAAAATATAAATGTACAGAAAGAACTTTTTATCGTTGGAAAGCAAAATATGATGGTTCGCTTGATAGTTTGAGAGATATTGAGCAAAAGCAAGGTGTTCATCCAAATGCATTAAAAGAGGTTGAAATTGAAAAAATAAAAGAACATGTAACAAAAAATCCATACATAACCGATGGTGAACTTGTTAAAATTTTGGGAACCAATAGAAATAGAACAGTTATTCGCAAATATAGAAATAGGTTATTTGGAAAAGATAATCTTGATAGTAAAGCAGAGATAGCGACAATGTTTAATACAAATTCGGTGAATATGCATAACAAAAAAGATTTTGCAATAGATAAAGATTTTGACAAGGCTTATTTAATAGAAGTTAATAATTCAGGAATTTATATTGGTAAAAAGAGAACCGATGGTAATGCTGCTTTCTTAACAGTTTATTACGGCACGGCTTTAAAATTTAATACATTAGCTGAAGCACAAGATTATATAGATTCTATTGACAACAAAAGCAGTTTTATTTTAAATATAAAGGAAATTAAAGAGTAAAAAATCGAGGATTTGTTTCCTCGATTTTTTCATATTCAATTTTTACAACGCAAGTTTATCAATTGCATATACCATTCCAATGATATACATGGCGTGCATACAACTATAATATTTATTTAAGTCGTTGTCGTGAAATATATAATCAATATCAAATTCATTTAGTAAGTCAACTTGGTATTTGTATAGATTTTCATCAAACGATTTCCATTCGTCAGAATTTACATCAATCTTAAATTTATTTAATACACTTTCGTCTAAGAATTGCAAGCCATTCTTTTTTAGTAAAATATCTAATGCTTCATTTACAGTAAATGAAGTTCGTGTGTTCCATAAATATACCGAGCCCATACCTGTGTAAAATGCACCATTCAATTTTACATATTCAATGTCGTGTATTGGAAGGTTGTCATTTTCCTTATCAAATAAACTAAATAGGGATTTACAAACAAATTTCCCATTAGTTATAAAGTCAGAGATAATTGGGATATTGTTTGTTTCATAATGTAAGTAATTATCATTTTTTAACTTGGTTAACAAATATTCGATTGTCTTATATGTAAAATTATCGCAGAGCTCATTAATTGGCATATATTCTTTGTTATTGTACTTTAGGATTGGGCTTTTTTCTATTTGTTTAACAAGGGATGGATTATTGATAACGGGTTTCTTTTCTAGTTTCTTACTTACATTGGTTTGTTGATTTGGAATACTTGTTTCATATAAGGCAATGTTTACATTGTTTTTTTGTTGTAGTTTATGTAATAGGAGGGCTAAATCATTTTTTGCCAACAGCTTAATATTATTTTTATTTGCTAGATTTATAGCGGCTGTGGTAAATGAACTTGCTGAAGTAATAACCCAACCCTCAGAACAATCATAATAAGAAACGCCACCAATAACTTCCTGGATGGCCTTCAGTCCAACAGGTTTATTAAATTTCTTAACCTGTATTCCTATTTTTTTAGAACCATTTTCTGCAATAACATCTAGTCCATAATCTCCAGATTTTTTTGTTGCGCATGCTTTATAGCCCATAAGTCCCATAAATTGTGAAACCCACTCCTCAAACACATAAGGATTTAAGTTGTCAATTTGATTGATGCCACTTTTTAAAATCGCTTCTCGAAGCTCTTTTTCTTTTTTCTTCCACCTCATTACAATTACAATATATATTAGTGCGGCAAGGGTTGTTGACACCGCAAGAACAATCCAGAATGATGTTGAGAATAAGCCTTCTTCCGAGAATATAGAAATTGTAAAACCGATAACGTTTATTATTAACCAAAAAATTGATATTATCCAAAATAAAATTTTATTATCCTTCATTTGCACTTCTCCTATCAAAGTAAGTATAACATATAAATTATAAAATTGTTACATATAGATAAAAAATATTTAAAATTATTTGTTTGTTGTCCAAAAAGAAGAAAATTTAACAAAAAAAATATTAAATTTGCTTCTAATTTGGATTTTTTTTAAATTTATGCTATAATGAAAAGAGAAATTAACAAACTGCTATAGCGAGGATAAATAAATGATGAATGCACCAGAAACTTATTTGTCAGAAATAAAGTTTCACGATATGTCAATGAAGAAACAGCAAAATCAAATTAAGTATGCAAAAGGACAAGTTACACATTATAAAAAAATTATAGATGGCGGCTATATGCACAAGAATGGAACTATATTTTTGTCTGATCCATCAGCAGATGTATTTCTTAAATGGTGGACTGAGGTTTTAAACATAATGGAGATTACGAAAAAAAATAAATAATGGGGGTATTGGAGGGCTTTATGAAAAAATTAGTAAAGCATTTTGTATTAATTGTTGTGTTAATAATTGGATGTTTCGGATTTGTAGGATGCGACAAACCAAATGAACCACCTAACAATGAAAAACCAATTATATGTTCTGTGGAAGACATAGAAAAATCCCTTAACTTTGAGAATTATACAGAAAAAATTATGTTTAGCACATCAATTGCAAAAGTTAGTATACAAACACAGAGTGGATTAATTGGACTCTTTAATATGCAGGGAGAAATGAAACAAATAAGCACATCTGAAATAAATAATGAAACATATGATGCGATTAGAATTGAAAATATTGGTTTATGGGATTCAACAACAAGAAGAGTCAAGATTACTTTTTACAATTATGAAACACTATATATTTCGGAATATGATTCCGAAGAAATTCTTTATGCTGAAGGATACATACAATGTGGAACCACAGCAGTATCAATAGTTGAAGCATGATTATTATTTTGAAGCTCAGCATCGTTATTTTGTAATAAAATGAACATTTTATTTAGATTTATAAAACTGCACTATAAATATAGTGCTTTTTTAATGACATAATCTTTTAAGCTTGCTCTTTTCATACGTTTTGCATTGCATAAAGCACTTTAATTCAACTAAAAATAATATAATTCAACTAAAAGTTGAGAGAAATCTTAACAATTTTTTTGCCATATATGATATACTAATTAAAAATAAGGAGGGAATAATCTTGCGAAAGTTTGGCGAACTTATATCAAAGTTAAGAAAACAAAATGGATTAACACAAGAACAGTTGGGTAAAAAGTTAAACGTTTCCTATCAAGCCGTATCTAAATGGGAAAATAATTTGTCTGAGCCTGATTTTGATACTATAGAAAAAATGTGTCATATTTTTAATATTAATATGACGGAATTTTTAGAGCTTTCGGATAATATTCAAACAACAAGGGTTGATAGAGAAATTGTACATATAAAGAACAATTCTAAAGGAACTGATTTTTTAAAAAGCAAACCTTGGATTATTGCAATAGCAATGGGTGTACTAATTGTTTTTCTTTCTTTATTAGCGTTTTTTATCCCTGTGAAACATTCAGCAAAGCAGGTATATAAAAAATACGATTCATCGGTGTTTTTTATCTCTACGAATATGTCTTCAACGGGAACAGGGTTTTTTATAAATAGTTCAGGGCTAGCAGTAACAAACTGTCCTAATATATCTAGTTGTACTAGCGGTAAAATTAGGCTTTATAATGGTGAAATATATAATATAGAAAAATTAGTGGGCTATGATGATGAAAGTAATCTCGATTTAATTCAAGTTGACATAAAACATTCAAATCCTGTTAGAATTGGTAATGCAAACAATGTGAAGCTTGGGGACAGAGTATATGCCGTTACGTACACTAACGACAATAGTTTAGATAATGCAAAAAGTGTTTTAGCTGAGGGAATGATATTTAAAACAGAATCAAGTTCGGATGGGACAACGGAAATACAAACAACAGCTTGTGTTAAAAATGCAAATTGCGGAAGTGTAATATTTGATGAATATGGATATGTTGTTGCTATTTCATCTGGACAATTAAAATTGAGCGGCCTATCTTTTGAAATGGTAAATATTTGTAAACCAATTAATATAATAAAAGAAATTAAAAAGAATATTAACGTTTCTTTAGAAGAATGGGTTAATATGCACAAGGTCTTAAAATTTTATAGCGATAATGCCCTAGTGGGCAGTAAGCCTTTTCTTCTTGGTGAAACCGTAGCGCCAATAGCAAATCCAACTAAATCTGGGTACTTATTTGACGGGTGGTATACAAACGAATCATTTACTACTAAATTTAACTTTGAACAACCAATTATAGATCAATTTTCGTGTTACGCAAAATGGACTCCAATAACTTATATAATTCGCTTCGATGCTAATGGCGGAAATGGAACTATGGATGATGTTATTGCTACATATGATGAAGAATTAAATTTGCCTGACAATAAGTATCAATTAAAAAATTATACTTTTAAGGGTTGGAAACTTCAGGGGCAAGAAACATTATTTTCAAATAATGACAGTGTAAAAAATTTAACAACAGAAAACAACCAAGTCTTAATATTAAATGCTATATGGGAAATTCAAAAATACACCATAATATTTAATGGTAATACTGCAGACAGTGGCTCGATGGAAAATATAATTTTAGAATACGACCAAAAAACAAACCTGCCATCAAATCAATTTTCAAAAACGGGTTATCTGTTTGATGGATGGACTTACAATGGGCAAAAATATCAAGATGGACAAGAAATATCAATGCTTTATGAAGGAGAGGGTTCTATTGAGTTATTAGCTGATTGGGTGCCGATAAGCTACACAATAAAGTTTACGCATGACGGTCAGTCTTATGAGCAAAAATTGGTTTATGATGAGCCCGCAAATCTTTTACCGAACACATTTACAAAAGAATATTTTAATTTTAATTGTTGGTATTGTGCAGAATTAAAAAACATTTATTATTTTCAAAACGAAGAAAATATTGTAAATTTAACTAAAATTCAAGGACAAGTTTTTGAGTTTGTCGCTCAATTTACAGAATATACATATTCTATTAGATACAATCCTGAACAAAGTATAGATTTGGAAAATTGCGAGATTGTAAACTATAGATATTCGGAAGAAAGACAAACACCTAGATGTTTCTTTAGTAAAACCGGATATAACTTTGTTCATTGGATAGATGATAATGGTAATATCTATGAAAATAAAGCTGTTAATAATAATGGGGTTGTGACTTGGGTTGGGACACCTATTTGCAAACTTAGTAATATTGATAAAGATATAATAAACTTCTATGCTATTTGGGAAGAAATTACATATAACGCATATTATAAATACGTGCTTAAAAATGAAACAAAATACACTTCAATAGGAACAAAAACTTATGAAGAAAAATTTACTTTAATCGACCCTGAATATGTTGATGATGGCTATGAATTTACTCATTGGCAAGTATATTCAAAAATATATTCAAAACAAGAAACAGTGTCGCAATTAACCCGAACAAACAATAGTAATGTTTATATTGAAGCAAAATATCAGCCAAAACAATATAATATTAATTTTGATGGCAATGGAGCTACTCAAGGGGAAATGCTTCCACTTACTGTAACATTTGACGAAAATGTGACATTGCCTGAAAATTCGTTTTCAAAAGAAGGATATACATTTATTGGTTGGGATTTTAATGATTGTTTTTATACGACAGCAGATATTGGTATTCCTATTTCGACATATTCAGATAGCATCACATTAACTGCTCGTTGGGTTGAAAATTTAAAAGGTGAAGGAACAATCATTAATCCATACATTGTTTCGACAATTAAGGATTTGGATAATCTTGCAGATATAACAATTGTAAATCAATTTGAAAATTGTTATGTTTCACTAATAAATGATATTGATTGTGAGTTTGCAAAACTTAAAGAAATTAATTTTGCAGGAACTTTTGAAGGAAATGGTAAAAAACTAATAAATGTTGATTATGCAAATGGCTCTTTATTTAAAGAAAATAGAGGAATAATTCGAAATTTAGTAATAGAAAATCTTAAGATTGACATTAATAATAACACTACTGATAATATATATATCGCAGGACTTGTAAAAACGAACAGAGGGTTTATTTCGCGTTGTTATGTAAGAGGAAATATTACTATTCAATCTTCTGAGGATGTAAGTATTTACGGGCTTGTAGGTTCAAATATTCATAATTATCAGTATGGTGTTATTCAAAGACAAATTGAATTTTGTTTTGCGGATTTAAATGTTGATATATTATCGGAAACAAATATAAATAATTGTAATATTGTTGGGTTTGCAGGTGGACACAGTTATGCTGTGGATTACAATTATAGTGTCTTAAATTTAACAGCTAATTTGAAAAGTGTAAATGATCTATATATAAATGCTTTTGGCTCTAAAAATAACCACTCGTTCTCCCATGCAAATATTGATATTAAGATTGACGAAGTGACAAACTATAATTTAAAGCAGACAGTGCCATATTATAGTGATGAGAGTGTTGTGAAGCTAGTGATTGGGGGAAAATCTGTTCCTAACCTTGCTGAAACAACACTTGCCCTTTCACAACTAAAAGATAAGGAATGGATGGAAAATAATTTATTTGACATTGGGGGTGTATGGGTTTATTCTTCCGGACTTCTTCCTGTGCCATGTTTTACTCATCAATCTAATATCGATACACAAGAGCAATTCATGTTATTGAATGATACCATTTTATTTGGAGAATATATATTAAATTGTGATATTGATTTAAGTGGAAATACAACCTTTAGAATTAGAGGAAATTACGGTGTTTTTGACGGGAATGGACATAAAATTCTCAATTATTCGTTGCAAAAAAACAATTATAGAAAAACTTATGGGTTATTTGAGAAGAACTGTGGAATAATTAAAAATTTAGGAATAGATAATTTATTGATCGATTTATATTTCGGAGATGCATCTGTTTCGGCAGCAGGACTTGTAATAGAAAACTATGGAATAATAAATGGATGTTTTGTAAAAGGAAAAATAAATCTTAAAACTAGCGACGGAGATAGTATTGCTGGAGGCATTGTAGCGGTATCTTATGGCGGAAAAGTAGTAAACAGCTATGCTGATGTTTCTGTACATACATCAACCACTTCTGGTGCATATTCAACCATAAAAGCTAATTCTTATTCTGGCGGTATTATTGCAATTGGAGATGGAATTGTTGAAAATTGCTATAGTGTGAAAGAGGTATCTACTAATGCACATTACGCGCAAGGGACAATTTTTTCAGCTTATGGAATTTCAGGTGCAAATGGAATGGTAAAAAATAGTTTTGTTTTATCAAATGTATCAGTTTCCGAATATTCTTCTTCTGGAGATTATCAGGTTGGGGGAATAAGTAAAGATTATGAAAATTCTTTTGCTTATGAATGGCAAACTATAAAAAGACTAAACGAAGATATATCCTTTGGGGATAAATCATACGAAGAACTTTGTTCATCTGCATTTCTCGAAATTTTAAATTTTAAATCATTTATTTCAAAAGAGGATTTGGAACAAAACGAAAATAACGTCTGGATTATTTCTGAATCCGACTTGCCTAAATTATGGTTTGAACAATAGGAGTAAATATGAAAGTTTTATTAAACAATGAAAAAACAAAGAATAAAGATTTATATTTTGAAGAAGGGTTTTGGACGGGTAAAAGAAAGATTGTATATGATGGAATTACTTTAACTAAAATTAAAAGAAGCATATATGAATACGAAAACGGAGATGTTAAAGAACAATTTGTAATCAAAGGCAATCAACTTTTGGGAGTAAACATCCAAATGTTTGGTGAAGATGTTGAATTAACAAGAAAATTAACTTGGTATGAAATCGTTTTATCTGTTTTGGTTATTGCTCCCTGCGTTTTGTTTGGAGCTATTGGTGGGGCGATTGGTGGAGCGTTGGGTTTTACAAATGCAACATTAATTAGAAAAATTGATAAGTTATGGCTTAAGATTTTAATTTCTATTGAGTTTGCTGTTGTTGGTTTGCTTTTAAGCTATTTAATTGCATACATGTTGCTGCGGTCTTTTAATTTAATAGGTTTAATATAAGAAAAAAAAGAGTATAGAAAATTAAAATCTATACTCTTTTTTTACAAATACTCCAACCTTCGTTAGGAAATTGTGTCGCATACATATGCTAACATAAAAAAATTTATTTTTCAACATTATATTTAAGAAGATACCAATAGTTTTGGTTGTTCTTCCAAACTTCTTCGGCAAATACAACATCACCAACTTTAATTGGTTGTTGATTATAGGTTGAAGCTTTCACGGTGAGGCGTGCAGTTTTTCCTGTGCCTATGCTTTTTGTTCCAACTCTATATGCCCAAACATTATTGTTTTTATCAGTTGATGCAAGGCAGTCTGTTATTAGAAGCCTTCGTCTGTCTTGTTCTTTATTTGTGATCAGATTTATGTATCCTAAAATTTCTTGACTATGTTTCATTTTTGCTTTAACGTCATAGTCTGAAATATCGTTGCTTAATATGCAGTTTTCATATTGCAACATAATATCATATGTATTGTTTAATTTATATGAACTTGAGTCTGTTCCATTTGCATTTTTTAAAGAAGAGTTTTGTATAACAATTTCTTTTAGGAACAATGGGAGTTCTTTATCTTTTTTAATTAGTTTTGCTGAGCCCTGTTTAAGGATATCCCAAGCCTCTAAAATTAGAGATAGTTGCTTTGAATTTCCAAAGTCTGAAAAATAGTCGATAAGTATAAGTGGCAATACTTTTGCAGATTTAATGCTTCTTTCATCTAGCCACTTTAATATAGAAACAAAAGAATTATGCTCTTGCTGAGAACATTCATATAAAGTATTCCCAATATCATTTCCAAAACCTTTAATAGCAGAAAGAGAATTTGTAATTGAATTTGTTTCTTTATCTGCTGTAATTTTTCGGTTGTCCTGTCCGAACTTAAAGGAAGGGAAGTGAATATTAAAATAATCTTCTGCTTCGGCTTTTGCTGCATTCATTTTGTCTTTATCGCCTTTCTCTTCTTGAATTTGCAAATAAACTTCGTAAAACTCTAATGGATAATGAGCTTTAAGCCAAGCACCATATAAACTATCAAGTGCCACACAATAACTATGTGAGGCATTAAATGAATATCTAGAAGAGTCCTCTATGAGTTGCCATAATTGTTGAGATAGGGCATTTGCGTCTTCTTGAGATTTGCCTTCTTCATTTATCATAACCGAAGAAAAGCCATTTATGAATTTATCCTTATACGCAAGAACCTTATCAGCTCTTTTTTTTGCAATATTCTTTATTGCAGTGTAACAATCACTCATTTCGATACCTGCATAGTTTAGTGCCGCCATTTCTTGTTCTTGATACAGAAGAAAGCTGTCGGGCATTTCATCTGTAATAATAAGGTTGTCAAATGCTTTAACTCCATAAGTAAAAGGTTTTCTGCTTTCAAAGGTTTTATACATTGACTTAAAACCTGGCCTAATTGCAGCAACAAAAGCACCAAGTTCAGAGATATTCTTTGGTTGATATTTTGCAACTCTGGCAGAAGTGCCTGTTTGTTCGCATTGGTTAATTCCAATAGTGCAACTTTTTGCATATATATCCCAACATTTATCTTCAGGCGGGCATAACTTTAAAAGTTCATTAACAGACGGCGGCTCAATGCCTATTCTGTGATATGCTTTATATATTAAGTTTACAACAGAAACCTTTAATAAGTCGTTTTTAAGATAGTGGCATTCTTCGGCATAATGGCCATCCATTGTACAACATAGATGGTCTTTTACTTTAACCAAACCAAAGTCTTTTCTAATGCTTCCTTCATATAGCAAATAACTACATGGAGCAATAGACCAGGATGTAATAAGTCCTAAATAATCTTTACTTTTTTCATAAATTTCTTGATATTCTTTATCTATGAAATCCATAATATTTATTTCGTCTTTATCATCATCTTCAGAGTGTTTTAGCGCCATCTCATATTTTTTGATTTGATCTGAAATAGCATTGGCAATTTCAAATGCAATTCCTTGAGATTTAGCATATAACTTCCAAGCGGCAGATTTCTGCATTGTGCCATAAGCAACCATAGGGTAGGCGTGATCTTCGCCTAAAACTTCTTGCTGGGCTTTAGCAAATGGAGCAACGGGAGCAACATTAAAGTCAATATCAGGGAGTGAACCACTTTGTAAAATTCTTGTAGTGCTCATAAATCTTTCGGGATACATATGGACTTTTGCAGCAATTCTATCAACTTCAGTAAATCCTAATAGCATATTTGTTATGAAACTAACCGCAGATCCACGTCCGGACTTGGTCAGCCAACCACCATTTTGTTTTCCTTTGTTAATGATATGGTGGTTGATTATAAAGTAATCAGACATTTTTGTGTCTATAACAGTTTGAATCTCTTTATTAATTTCTTCTATGTATAAATTCCATTTATCTTCAGGAACAGTAATTTTATATTTTTCCCAACCAGCATAAACCAACCTTTTATATTCCTCGTCCTTTTGTTCTTGTGTCCAGGAAGGGTAGAGTGTTGGCATTTTAATATCGGAGTTAAAAACTTTTTCGTTATAATCTTCAACATCCAATAAAACATTGGTATTGTTTATTGCTTCTAAAATTTGATTGTGATTTAAAACACATTGATTTGCAAAGCGCTTATATAAGGTATCTCCATCGGGATAATCAAGAAACCAACCATCCTCATCTGGATAATTAATGCCTTTTGATAATAAGAAGTCACTACGAATTTGTGCTTCTTCTGGATAGATATAATGACTGTCACAAGCGGCAATCAATTTTATCTTATGTATATCGTGTAATTCAAGCAGGTGTTTATTTAGCTCGCATTGTTTTTCAGTATTATGTGGCTGAACCTCTAAATAGAAATTCTCTTTGAAATGCTCAAACATTTGCAGAATTATTTTATCTGTATCTTCGTATCGATGAAATGCAACACACGCAGTTGTGACAATAACGTCTTTGGCTGGTAGAGATAATATAAGGGGAATGTCTAATCTTGGTTGTCCATAAAATCCACTTATATTTGCCTCTGACAAAATATCATTCAACGCACGTCTTCCATTTTCATTTTTCGCAAGCAAGATAATATGACAGTTAGTTCTATCTTGCTCAAATCTATCTTTAACCCAGTATGCTTCTGCGCCAACAACTGGTTTTAATCCATATTTCTTTGCAATTTTTATTGTTTCATACTGGTGTCCTTGCCACCCATGTTCAACACTAGATAATATTCCGTGTCCTAGTTCTTTTGCTCTTTTAGCATATTCTTCTAATTGCACGGCACTGTCTGAAATTCTAACGTTGGTGTACATAGAGTGCTTATGATACAGTTGGTATGTAAGCAACTATGCCTCCTTAATTTTTCCATAAACTTCCTCTTCGTTTTGTTCTTGTAACTGGTGAGGGGGATATGGAAGATTTTTATTATATTCCTTTGTGTCCCATTTATATCTATGGTCAAGATTTGAAAGGTTAGTAAAGAATCTTCTTGAAGGTCGATCATAATAAAAGCCACAACTGCTTCCTTCAAATCCTCGCATTCTATCTTTTAAAATATCAACCATAACATCGTATTTAATAGGTTCTTTATACCATCCTTGTCCATTCTTTTTAGGGACGCCTTTCTTATCATCTTCGGATACTCTATATAAGCTTATAATTCTGTGAGCCAAATCTATGATAGCCGATATGCCTTGAATATCCATTTTTGTCAATCGTCTCATTGTTTCAATCTTGTGAGGATGAACAACTAAAATGACGGCGACATTATACTTTTTGGCAAAATCGATCAAGTTATTAACAAAATCTTCTTGTTTTTGATATTTGTCACTATCGCTGCATTCCAAGTTAATCGCTGTTAAGTTATCAATTATATGAAGTTTACAACCGTATTTTCTTGTTGTATCTTCCATTGTCTGTAAGATGCACGAAGCAGTTCGTGGATGCGCATCTTTATGTATAAATAATTTTTGTTTATAGTGATTGTTAATGTCAGTTTTTATATCTTTTGACATTTTCCAATACTTGCCGTTTTCATCTGTTAAATACTCATTTAAGTTTCTTTGTCCAGCAAAAATATAATTAATCCAGTTTTTACTCTGGAAGTTAGGAAGTTCTCCAGAATACAGATAAACATTTTTATCATCATCTAAAGCATTACAAATTAGTTGAGATATCCACGAGCTTTTACCAGAACCATTTATTCCTGTTAATATAGTTAGAGAGCCATAGAATAATTTAATTAACCTTTTATCCATTTCATTAAACCCTGTTTTAACACCATCTATTTCATCAAGGTCAAGGTCTGTAATATCAGAGAAGTCAATAACACTATCTACAGGAGAGTCCTTTGCTTGTGATATTAAATCCATAACAGCCTGTTTTCCTTGATAATATAAAACGTGATTTAGGTCTTTCATAGGAACAATCTCACCAGATTCTTTGTCTGTATGGGTGAGTGGTATATCAATAAATTTCGTTCTCCACGCACCAAGCCTAAAGACACATTCTTTTTGCATCTTGATTCCTGCCTCATCATTATCTGAACAGATAATAATTGAGTCAAATTGTTCCAACCATTCAAAATTTTCTTCAATCCAACCATAGTTGTTTGCTCCCAGTGGAACAGAAACTGCATTTAGATAGCCAGATTCAATGGCTGCTAAGCAATCGATTTCGCCTTCACAAATAAGTAAAGGTTGATTGATATTGATTCTGTTCATATTAAAAAGCAGGTGAGTTGTGTCGGCATCTTTTTGACACCAAGCTTTAATTTCTCCTTTGCTTTTATCTATTTTATGAGAAGGTCTATATTTTACCAATGTTAAAACGTCGTTTGTGTCATAGTAGTTAAAAACAATATTTCCATTTTTATCTTCTCTAACATCTGCATTATCAATGGTTTCTTTTGAGATACATCTTTTTGCTAAGTATGAATAAACCTTTTCTTTATTATTAAGTTCTTCTAATTTAGGATATCTATATTGAGCTTTAGTTTTTACACCTTTCTCGCCAAAGGCATAAGGCATATTTGCTTCTTTAAAAAGCTCTTCCAATGCTTCAAGATATGTTTTGCCTGATTGCATATAGGCGTCTATTACATCTGTGTTTTTTCCACATCCAAAGCAATGAAATGAATATGATTTTGGATTATAAATGAAACTTGGAGTATTTTCTAAATGAAAAGGGCATAATCCTTTTCTGTTTGTAGCATCATAATTTTCTATATTTAATAAACTTACAATTATGTCGGCATTTCTATCGCTAAGTTTAGCTTTTGCCTTTGCTATATGCTCCTTTTCTACAAAAATAACCGTTACCTCCTTTTAATCTCTTTCTTCTTTGTGCAATACATCCTGTGATTACAGAGGTTATTGCAGTAAAATTCCTCTAATGAAGGTAAATAACCTGTTTCTTTTCTTATTTGTTTAACTGTATATTTAGCCCAAATAAGAGCTTCAATATATTCATCTTGATTAAATTGTATTTCAATTTGTTTCTTCTTTCGAAAAGTCCAGAAGATTAACTTATTTGGAAATCTTCCGTATTTTTGTTTTATATAAAAGCAATATAAATAGAGTTGTCTTGCGTACTTTCTTTGTTCTTCTTTGTTTTTAAATTGTGATTTTGACTTATAATCTAAAAGAATTAGTTGGCCGTCTTTTGTTTCATAAATCAAGTCCATAATTCCTGTAAATGACCAATCATCAATGCCGACTTCAAAATCTTCTTCAACGCCTAATATTTTAAAATCATCATAACCTAAAAACGAAGACAGAAACTCCAATCCCTGAGTATAGTAGAGTTCCTTCATATTCTTACAATATGAGCTTATGGGAAAGGGCATATTGACAACCGAGTCGAATTCAATTTCATAAATTTTAGGTAAATCCCAAAGACCAATTAGTCCTTTCGCATACCTTTCCATTATAGAGTGAACTAAAGTCCCATAAAGCGCAAAGCAGTTATCAATTCCTTTTAAGTGCTTAATGTAAGTTAGGTAATAAGCATATTTGCAAGTGTGATATGTGGAAAGTTTTGAAAAACTATATGTTTCCAATGCTTTTTCTTTCATACTTACCAAGGACAACCATCTTCTTTATTGTCGCCTTTAGCAGGTTCTTCTTTTGGCTCTTCCTTTTTATCTCCGCCTGCATTATTTTCTAGTGACGCTTCCAAGATAATGAATTTGAATGCTGATTTTGTTGTGCCATCCTTTGCTTCATATTTTTCGTTTGTAAATTTTGATTGGGTGATAGTTAAGGGGATGGCTTTTTCATATTTGCCTTCTGCCAATCCCTTTAAATTATTAAAAGCGTGTCCAATAACTCTTGGAAACCACACGCTAAAAGTATTTGAATTATCATCACGAGATTTTTCTGAAGTAGATATTTGTAGCTCAAGGTAATTTCTTGGATTGCCTTTGTCATCTTTTGGTCTTGTTACTTTCCAAATGTAGGCATAAATTGTTGATTTGTTAAATATCATTTTAATCTCCTTATTATGTATTAAAAAAGCACCTGTGTTTGCAGGTGCTTAGTTTTCAGGTTTTTCTTTTTGGTTATCACAACATGTTAACTCTCGATATGTTTTTAAATAATAATACCAGGGAGTATAGAATGTTTTGTAAACTTTATTTAATAATGTATCTTTTTGCTGAATGACGGCGGGTATTCCTGCAATGCAGAATTGTATATATGTCATATAAACACACTTCAAGTCGATATCATTGGCATAAACTAAAACTCTTTTTAGAGGATTTATTCCGTTTCTTTGAAGGGCAGTAATTTTTCCTAAACACAAAGAGCCACTTCCACAACAGGGGTCATTAATTGTTATAATTTCGTTGCTTGTGGCATCTGGAGTCCCCATTGTAACTAAGCCCATTAATTCAGAAATATGAAATGGGGTAAAGAATTGCTGGTGTGTTTGTCTTGTTCTATTACTTACTATATCCATATATAGAGCACCCAAATAATCATCCGGTTTGTCTCCAAACTGAACAACATAGGCACCAATATCATTTAAAAGCTCATCAATAAATTTGTTATCTTGTTCTGAATACTTTTTTCTAATGTCTTTTATAATTTGCAGTGCATTAATATTTTTTGCTTGGGTTGGTGTAAAGTCGTATATTAATCCCATTACAAGCAGTTCAAGACAATCATAAAATATTTCACTAACTCCATAAGTATATTTTAACTCGTTAAGCTTGTTTATAATGTCATTTTTAGTAATCTTTTTTTCTTTTGTTTTTTCCATTTATTCTCCTTTGTGTCTACTTGACCTTCTTTAGTTCTTCCTTAATTTGTGCACATATTTCAAGTGACTTTATGCTATTAGGATTGCCATTTCCATTGTTAAGGGATGCGACTATCTCTATAATCTTTTCTTTAGGCGTTCCTTTTTGAATTAGTTCAGTACCAAGGTCACTTATTTCAGTAATTTCCTTTTTTAGAAGTTGTTTTTCTTCTTTTATCTTCAATTCTTCTTCGTACTGTTCGGCTTTCTTTTGTTTGCTTCTATAGTTATCTGGGTCGTCATCAGTTGTTGCAAGTTGCAATGCTTTTAACAAGTAATATCTATTGCCGTATGTTGCACCAGCACCAAAAGCCTGAGAAGCATCTTCCATTTGGCCAATATATGCCCAAGTGCATTCAATTTTTTCTTCAGGCTTAGAGACGTTTACCCACGTATAGGCAACTTCAGCAGAAACAATAATCTCATGAACAGGCGTGGTTGTTTCATTACCATTTTTAACCTTAACTTTTTCATAGTGGTAAGGTTCAATTTTCAAACTACCTGGTATAAGAGAAGGGTATAGCATAACTCCGTACTTCTGCATACCAGCAGTTATTTTTGCTTGAATTTCATCTTCTGTTGTGTATTTGTAGTTATAGCCAGCTTTGTTTTTCTGTAAAACACCAGCCATATCCGCAATCTTTAGTAATTTTTGATGTATATTCAAATTCAATACATCTTCACTATTTTTTGACATACAGTCCTCCTATAATAAATTTTTAGTAATGATTTACCACTAACTGAAGTTAGATTTTATTATAGGGATAGTAATGCTGGTTAAATAGTTCCGTATTATAGGTATATATTAAATATATATACTTAAATATATATCTATATATAATGTGATAAATTCTGATAGTTTTTTGTATTAAATGCCAAATAAAACACCCAACAGGGTTGGGTTCTTATAAGTTATATTTTTTTATAATTTCAGATTGGTCTTTTATTCCTTTAAATATTTGCTCATCTTCAGATGTTTTTTGATATTGTATTTGTTTTTGTTCTTCCGTAGGGTTTTCACAAATCATATTTAATGGAATGTATTTGAAATTATTTTGTTTTGCAAATCTTCGCATGTAGACTCTACAAAGATGTGCTATAGATTCATACGGCTTGCAATATACTTTCTTATATTCTTCATTAGATGGCAGGTTGAATTTTTTTGCCACATAGTCAATTGCCTTTTTGTTTTTGTATCCACTATAGCTGTTATTATCCTTATCAGATAAAATAAGATTTTTTAGTTCTATAATTTTTTTGAGTTTGAGAGAGGTTGTTTGGTCAGAATATGAACTGTTATTTTTCTCTTTCCAATTAATAAAAAATTCTTTTGAATAGGTGAGTGGTATAGCATACCAAATTCCGCCTTCTCCATAAATCAATTTTAATGACACGTTATCAATAGATAGATTATAGATATCTAGGACACAACATATCCACTTGTGTTCGAGTTCGGTTATATCTTCTATTCGTTTCAGATAATCTTCTTCAAAAAATTCTTCAAAGCTTAACGTGGATACATAACATCTATAATCGTTTGCCATTTCTCTAATAATAGAGCAACTTGTTTCATATTGTAAGGTTGGATTAGTAATTCTTCGTTTGTCATATTCTTTTGCCTTAATACCAATCTTGTTTGACAAAATTACCTCAGTGATATAAAATAATATAAGTATTATTAAGCACAAAGTCATTGCGTTATCTATTTCACCTCCTTTTTGTTGGTTTTAAGAAATTTAGTGTTTAAATATTGCCGTCTGGTGCGAAAATATCTCAAAATTAGGAAAAATTCTTGCAGAGGTGGTGGACACTTTTGCAAAAAAAAACGTGTCCACGAAATGTCCACGCTCTACAAATGAAGGGTAGTGTTTGTAGGTGTCTGTAGGTGTCAAAAAATGTTTCGATTGGTATATAATGCACGCAAAATCAAGAAAAAAATGATAATAAATGAAAATAAATGATGCAAAATGAAAAAAGTGTGTTATAATTTAGGTATAGGAGAAATGTTAATGAGCGAGAATATATTTAATTATTTTACAAGAGTAAATTTTAAAAAATCAGATTTATTATTAATATGTCAAAAAATTTGCACAGATTACGAATTGGGAGATTTAATAAATTTTAACATTATTGAAACAGGATATGAAGACTTTAATGTTAAAATAAAAACTAACAAAAATAACTATGTAATAAAATTCTTTGCAAAAAATAGAACTTTAGATAATATTAATCATTATATTAAAATAATCGAAATAATTGATAAAAACAATACAATTTTATCGTGTCCCAAAGTTTACAAATGTAATAATAAAGTTCTAGGACAACAAACAATTAATTCAAAAAATATTTACTACTTTGTTATGGATTTTATTAATGGTAAAACAATTTATGATTTAAAAAAAGATATTAGTTTAAAAACTTTAATTAAAATAATTTTTGACATATTGAAATACAATTGCGTCAATATTGAACTACAAAAATATTTATCTTCTAATGAAGCCCAAAAGTATAAGCAATATGATATGTGGGGATATGAAAATTTCGCAAAAGAATATAAGAAAAAAGGTAAATATTTGCAGGAAGAAGATAAAAAATTATTAACAAAAGCAGTAAACTATTTTAATGCCATGCAATTAAGATACGCCACTTATGATAAGTATTTTGCAAACAAAGGAGTTATTCCTCCTTATATGTCAGCACACAACGACTTTATCTCAACAAATATTTTAATAGACGAGAATCAAAAACCACATTACATAGATTTTTCAGTATCAAGTGTAGCTTTAAATTTTGTAGATATAGCAATATTTGGTTGTGATAGCCTAATGTCCAAAAATATTACTGCAAGTAAATATGCTAAATACTTAAAAATAGTTTCATATATCTTATATAGGGCTCACATAATGGAATATAATTACTATCCTTCTGCAGTTGCCGTTCAACATGCAATTCACGTGCTTATTGCCAATTATTATAAAGTGTGCAAAAATATCGATTCTGATGAAAATAATTACTTTTTGAATTTGGGAAGACGAGGTTTATCTTTTATTGAACAAAAAGGACTTTTAAATACCCCTGTATTCAACTGGTCTGAACTTGATGGCTGGTTTATTCGAGCAGAGTTATCAAATAAGTCTGAATTTTCAAAAATAAAACAAGAAATTAAATCTCTTGGGCTTGAAGAATTAATTGAAAAAGAATTAAAAGTTTATCATAAACTATATAATGATAATTTTGCAAATGATAAATTTAAACCTATTACAAACACAAAAACTTCTGACAACGGATATGATTTTTTATTTGATTCATTAAACAAATTAAGTGCATGTGAAACATTTAATGAAATTTCTTTTTGTAGAGAGCACGAATGGATAGATTCGCCAGAAGAAAAACAATGGTTAAACTGTTTGCTAAATGCAGCGGCAAGAGGTGTAAACATACAAATTATTCTTATATATAATACATCAAAAGAGAATACCATTAAGCAAAAACCATTATTGAAATATTTATTGAACAACAACTATAAAAATTTAAAGGTACAGTTCATATCATTAAAAGAGTTTAGAAATTGCTATTCCAACGAGTTCAAAAAAATTCATCCAGGT